GGATGATGAGGAAGAAGACGAATTAGAAATACCATCATTTGATATTGATGATTTAACTGACGAAGAAATCTTTGAATTAGAAAAACATAAAAGAAATATTATTAATGCATTAATTCAAGGTGCTGCTAAGAAAGGTCATTATATTTTTCAAAAACCGGATATTAAAGCAAAACTTGACGAAATTGACCCATCTCTTTATAATGATTATTTAGGGATAATGGCAATCAATGACTTTTTATATTTTAGTATGGAACAAATGATTGAAATGATGAGTCAATCGGGACAAGGAGTTGCAGGAAAAGTTAAATTAAAAGATAATGATGAGGAAGAGGGTGATGATGATGAAAGTGGTGAAGAAAAACCTGACACAGTTATTGAAGCTCAAGGATTAATTTTCCCTATTTTATGCCACGAAATTATTAAAGGATTAGAAGAGGCTAAAGGTAGACATGGTTTACCTAAAGACCCTGAATTGGCTCAAAAAGTTATGGGTCAAACAGATACTTTGGAAAATGAACCAATGCAATTAAGAATTGGACCTGAAATAGTTGAAAGAATTAGGTTTTCATTACCTGACGAAATATACAAACCTGAAAATAAAGGTTTAATAAACTGGTTTCATACTGTTTTATACCAAATTGAAGCCCAAGAGTTTTTAGAAATAATTGGAAATGCAATCTCTGAAGATTCTTCAAAAGTGTCTAAAGCCAAATCAAGATTTAACGAAATCATGAAAGAGGCGATGAAGTTAAAAGAAGAATTTGAAGATTACAAAGAAGATGAAGGATTTGATTCAGATGATGAAGACGAAGACGATGGATTAGATGATTTCTTGGGTAGTTTAGGTATATCGAGGCCTAAATAACCAAAAAACATCTTTTGAATAAAGAACAATTAATAATTGAAGTGACGAAGTGCATGAGGAATACTCCTTACGCACTTCGTACTTATTTACAGACATATGATAATACGGTTTCAAAATATGTTCCATTAGATTTATTCCCCGACCAAATTACCCTTATTGAGGATTACGATACTCATAACGAAAATGTTGCTTTAAAGTATCGACAAGCAGGGGTAACAACCGTAACTGCGGCTTGGGCATCAAAAAGATTAGTATTCGCAAAAAAAACTAAACCTGAAAAAATATTAATTATTGCCAACAAGTTGGACACTGCGGTGGAGATGGCAAATAAAGTTAGAGGATTTACCGAACAATGGCCTTCCTGGGTCGGAGTCGGATTCTCCCAAGAAAAAAATGCTCAACGACATTTTAAATTAACTAACGGATGTGAAGTTAAAGCAGTTGCAACATCACGAGATGCTCTTAGGGGATACACCCCAACCATCCTGATATTTGATGAAGCAGCGTATATTGAGGCTGATGGAGATTTTTGGGCTGCGTGTATGGCGTCCTTATCCACAGGGGGTAAGGTTATTGTGGTTTCTACTCCTAATGGTTACGACCCAATTTACTACGAAATTTATGACCAATCACTTAGAGGAATGAATGACTTTAAAGTGACTGAAATGTTTTGGCATCGTGACCCACGATATACAAAAGATTTATACATGGTTAAAACAAATGATTTAATCCATTTCTTATTAAATCGAGAAGAGTATAATCTCGATGAAGTCGTTGTTAATTTATCTATACCAAACCCATTTGAAAGAGACCACTCAATTGTGACCGATTATATTGAACAAGGGTATAAACCATGTTCTTCATGGTTTGAAGGAATGGTTAAAAAATTAAAATATGATAGGCGTAAAGTTGCTCAAGAATTAGAATGTAATTTCTTGGGTTCCGGAGATAATGTATTTGATTCGGATATGATGCAAGATATTTCTAAAAATCAAGTTAAAGACCCACAGGCTAAAATGATGGGAGGAGGTCTTTGGATATGGAAAGAACCGGAAAATGGTCATAAATATGTTATGGGTGTCGATGTATCTCGAGGAGATTCTGAAGATTTCTCAAGTATTGAAATAATTGATTTTGATGCTCGTGAACAAGTATTGGAATATGTTGGTAAAATACCTCCAGATGTTTTAGCAGAAGTTGCTTATAAGTGGGGAACAATGTATAGTGCATTTTGTGTTGTTGATTTAACAGGTGGTATGGGAGTTGCGACAGCAAGAAAACTCCAAGAAATGAATTACCAAGGTGGATTATATGTTGATGGTGTTGATATGACCAATAAATGGAAATATGACCCGAAGATAAATGAAAAAATTCCGGGGATTAATTTTAACTCAAAAAGAGTACAAATTATCGCATCTTTTGAGGAGGCGATGAGACATAAATTTAGAATCTATTCCAGTCGTTTATATAATGAAATGAACACATTTGTATATATAAATGGACGACCTGACCATCAAAAAATGCATCATGACGATTGTATTATGAGTATTGCTATGGCAATTTATGTTGCGGAAAAATCATTTCAATCATTAGAAAAAGTTACTAATCATACAAGAGCAATGTTAAACTCTTGGTCGACTGCGGTTAGTGAAAATAAAAACTCTTCAGAATTCTTTAATCCAATGGTATCTCAAATGGGTAGACAACAACCAATAAATCAAGGTCCAACCAGAGAAGACTACCAAAAATATGGGTGGTTATTCGGTAAATAATACTATTTATATTACTGAGGAAACAAGTAAATTTAAATCATGAGTGAACAACAAAATAATATGACAGTATGGCAGAGATTATCTCAAACATTTGGGCCTAATTCTCAATTAAATCAAAATTATCCAACTTTTAAGTTCGATAAGAAGGAATTACTTCGTACTAAGAGTAAAGAAGAATATGAAAAAGAAAAGTTACAGGCACAACAAACCTTTTACTTAACTAATCAATGGGCGAAAGTTGAAAATAATTTATATTCCCAAGCCATTTATTATGAACCTTCAAGATTATCCGCACAATATGATTATGAATCTATGGAATACACTCCTGAAATATCAGCAGCGTTAGACATTTATGCGGAAGAATCAACCACAACAAATGAAGATGGTTTTATCTTACAGATTTATTCTGAATCAAAAAGGATAAAAGGGGTATTGGCGGATTTATTTAATAACTCACTAGATATTAACACGAACCTACCAATGTGGACCAGAAACACCTGTAAGTATGGGGACAACTTTATTTTTTTAAAGTTAGACCCGGAAAAAGGAATAGTAGGTGTACAACAATTACCTACCATTGAAATCGAAAGACATGAGGTTGGGGTAAGTGCAAAAATATCGACAGATATCTCTCATGAAATTGATAAGGATAAAAAATCTCTTCATTTCACTTGGAAAAATAAAAACATGGAATTCCAATCATGGGAAATTGGTCATTTTAGATTATTAGGTGATGATAGAAAACTTCCTTATGGTACATCAATGTTAGAAAAAGCGAGAAGAATTTGGAAACAATTATTACTATCAGAAGATGCAATGTTAATTTATCGTACCTCAAGAGCACCTGAAAGAAGAATGTTTAAAGTCTTTGTTGGGAATATGAATGATGATGATGTTGAGGCTTATGTACAACGAGTTGCCAATAAGTTTAAAAGAGAACAAGTTGTTGATAATAAAACAGGTAATGTTGATATGAGGTTTAACCAAATGGCGGTTGACCAAGATTACTTTATTCCTGTTAGAGACCCATCAGCACCGGACCCAATTACCACATTACCGGGAGCAACTAACCTTTCGGAAATTGCTGATATTGAATACATACAAAAGAAATTATTAACAGCCCTTCGAGTACCTAAAGCGTTTTTAGGTTTTGAGGAAGTTGTTGGGGATGGTAAAAATTTATCTTTACAAGATATTCGTTTTGCTAGAACAATTAATAGAATCCAAAAAAGTATGATTGCAGAATTGAATAAAATTGCAATCGTACACTTATTTTTATTAGGGTTTGAAGATGAATTAGATAATTTTACATTAGGACTAAGTAATCCATCAACACAAGCCGATTTATTAAAAATTGATGTTTGGAAAGAAAAAGTTCTATTATATAAAGATTTAGTTGCTGACCCGGGCAATGGAATTCAAGCAACATCTTCAACATGGGCGAAAAAACACATTTTTGGATGGTCAGACGAAGAAGTTCGTTTAGATTTACAACAACAAAGAATTGAGAGAGCAGTTGGTGAAGAACTTAAAGCAACCGCGACTGTGATAACTAAAACAGGTTTATTTGACAATATTGATAAACTTTACTCAAGTTCGTCAGGAGGTACCGTAACTGCGTCAACTGAAACATCTGAACCATCATTTGGTGGGGGTGGATTTGAAACCGCTGATTTAGGTGGTGGTGAATTACCACCAGCAGGTGAAGAAACAGTTGCACCACCACCGGCGGGGGAAGCGGCGGAAGTTACACCTGAATCTCGAATAAATAACTTAAATATGTTAGTTGAAAATAACTTAATTGATGGGGCTCAAATGATTAATTTAGGTCATGGGCAAGATTCTTTAGGAGAAATTTCAAAAGAATTGAATAAGTTACTGAATTCCTAATATTTATTTAATAAAATAAAGTGTAATGACCTTCGGAAACCTAAAATCCATAATCGAAAAAAATCTACTCGAGTCGTATAATAACGAGAAAGATTTCAAAAAGTCTCTAAGAGAATTCAAACATAATGTGTTGAATAATAAATCTATGTCAAAAGCCTATGCTTTATATGACCAATTAAGTACTCCCCAAGGTTTATCCGAACAGGACGCTAAAGAATTCTTAGAAGAAGGTATTAGTCTATTACATAAAATTTTACCTACAATAAAATTACCTAAGTCATTATCGGAATCGGTTAAAAATAATTATGAAAATTTAGATACTTTACTTTACAGTAATAAATTAGATTTACTTGAAAGAGTAACCTCTAAGAAACAAATAATTAAAGTATTAAAAGAAAATAAAAAAGTAGTTAAAGAATCTATTAATATACCAATAAAATCAATGGTTAGTATTGCTAACCGAACATTAAATGAATATATTGAAAACTTAGATGAAAACTCTAAAAAAGAGTTCTTCCAACTAATATCTGAAGACACTGAAACACTTGAAACTAAATTTGAAGTATTAAGAGAAGCAACAATTAATAAATTAAAAGTAATTTTAGATAAAGAACAGGAATCTGATATAAAGACAAAAATCTCTGAAACAATT